TTATTCGTGGTCAGTCGCCCAGGTGGGCAACACACTGAACCGATCTCGCCATGCATCCTTCCTTCGCCCGGTCGACGGCCCGATGTCGACGCGCTGGATGAGTTGCTTCAGGACGTGGTTCTGTCCCTCTGGGGTGAGGTCCCGGAATCCATCGACGAGCGCCGGCACGAGCTCGAGCAGGTCTCGTTTCGGTGTTGGCGCCGCGCGCACGTGCCGAGCACGTAGCCCAGCGAGCTCGCTGTTCAGCTGCGCTGCGGTGGCGTCGTATGCCTCCTGGCTGATCCTCTCGTCCACGAGTCGCACGGTGAGGCTCGCGAGTCGCGACTTCGCGTTGGTGATCATCCGTTCGAGCGCAGCCCGGTCCTCGATCGACCGCACGCGGTTCTCCGCCTCGACTCTCGCGGCCTCGCGCAGGCTCTCCGTCCGCTCGGGCAGCTTGGTCACCCAGTCCGTCAAGTATCGCTCGACGAGGTGGAGCTTCACCGACATCGGTCGAGCGCACTTCGCTCGCCCACGATGCGCCGTCCCACACTTGTAGTCGCCGACCCCGTCGCGACTCACCGACGTGAGATACATGCGCTCGCCGCAGAGGCATCGGAGGAGGCCGCTGGCCATTCTCCGCCGCCCCCGGGTGGGCGTGACGTTCGACGCGATCCGCGCGAGGAATGCGTCCCACAGGTCGGGGGAGATGATCGCGTCGTGCGCGCCCGGATAGTACTTGCCCTTCACGCGAATGAGGCCTGCAGCGAACCCGGTGATCATCGTCGCCCGGATCGACTTCTGAGACCACTCGTGGCCGCGCTTCGATCGGTGTCCCTCATCGTTCAGCCACCGCGACAGGGCCGCAGTGCCGACACCGGATACGTAGCGCAGGTAGGCCTCCCTCAACGCCGGTGCCTCGACCGGGTGCGGCGTGTACGTGTCACCGTCGCGCTCGTACCCGTACCGGTCCCCGCCAGATGGGAGGAGCCCAGCGCGCTGTCGGCGCTTGAGCGTCTCGGCCCACACTTCACCGATCGACTCGGACTGGAACGCGGCGTACTCGGTCATGACGCCTCGCGCGAATCGCCCGGATGCCGTGCTCGTGTCGATTGGCTCCGTCACCGATTCGATCCGCCCGCCCGCGAGCTTCACTCGGTCGTCGGCGAGAGCCCAGTGCAGCCGGTTCCTCGACAGGCGTGACCACTTCCACAGCACGATCACGTCCGCGCGTGCTTCCTCGACGAGCTGCAGCGTCTCGACCACACCAGGCCGCGTGTCCCACTTCCTGCCGCTCACGACATCGACCTTCACGTCCACGACGTCATACCCGCGCTCGCGGCAGTACTCGCGGCCGAGGTACTCCTGTGTCTCGATCGACTCGCTGTCTTCGCGCTCCTTTGACTGGCGGAGGTAGAGCACGGCGCGGTTCCCGGGGCGGGCGCTGCGGAGTGGGATCGGGGCGGGGATGTTCATATGACTTCCACCTTGCGAGTCGGAGGCCGTCGACGGTTCACGAGGACCGTGACTGGATCGTAATATCGCCTGCCCGGTGTGCCCGGGTAGCGTTCGTATCGAACATAGATTCGACAATCGGAGAGGGGTATCTGATGCGCGACGCGATGATCGTAGAGGCACGGAACGAGCTGCACCGGAGGGGTGGGGCGAGCGTGCGTGATCTCATCGTCCGCGCGGATCAACTCGGGGTGCCCTGGTCAGTTCTTGCTGTGCCGAGCCTGCGCCCGAGCAAGCAGATCGCCGGGGGCAACGCCTAGCCCGTCGGCGATCGCATAGAACGCAGCCAGTGGGATGTCGCGCGTCCCCTTGAGATACCTCATGAGCGTCTGCTTGTGCATGCCCGACGCGGCAGCCAGCTGATCGATCGTCATCTCAGCTGCGGCCCGCTCTGCGCGAATCTGCGCAGCCATCGCGAGCGACTCATCCTTGCCATCAGTGACCATGTGGATAGCATAATCACCACCCTGGATACCTGACAACCCCGTTCGGCGGCGTGTTGCGCCTTGACGGATACCGTACGGCGTGCTTGGGTATCCGTATGGATATCAACCGAGCAGCTAACGAGGCATCCCAGCGGATCTCAGCCGCGTTCACGAGGTCCGGGCTCTCGAAGAAGAAGCTCTCCGAGGACAGCGGCATCCCCTACGCGACCCTCGACCGTCGATTCCGCAACGGCGGAGGCTACACGCTCCGCGAGGTCTACGCGCTCGCCGCGGCCCTCGACGTGCCGACCTCGCAGTTCATCGTCGACGACAAGGTCTCGCCGTGAACACCGCGCCCACATTCGACGAGGCTCTCGCCGCAGCGCACGCGGTCTATGTCCGCGAGTGGTTCGACGCGCACCCCGAGGCGCTCGCCGCGGAAGCGCCCGCGCCGAAGGCGGTGGCGGCATGAGCGACCTCATTCCCGACGACATCGACACGCGGATCGCGATCAAGAGCGCCGAGCGCGACATCTCTACCGCGGGCGGCCGCCAGTACGGGCCTGACAGCCTGCACGAGCGCGAGGGCCTGATGCTCCGCATCGCCGCGGACGAGGTCATGGAGGGCCGGCCGCTCGCCGTCGTCCGATCGTGGTGCCTCCGTGCCGCACTGATCCGCGACGGGCTCGTCACGAGCGCCGAGCGAGAGGCGGCAGCAGCATGATCGCCCTTCGCTATGCGCTGCTCGTGTTCGCGGGGGTGTGCTTCGGTGTCGTCGGCGTGACGGGCATCGTCAACGGCGTCGCGCTGCTCGGTCTGATCGCGCTCGGTGGCGCGGCGTGGACGTCGCGGGCGCTGCGCGTGTGGCTCGGGCTCGCCGACGAGCCTGATCCCGCTTCCGACGTCGACGAGCACGCGGGCGCGTGCCCGTGTCGCGTCGATCACGCCGAGGCCGGCTTCGATGCCGATCGCCTCGACCGCCGGCGATAGCCGGCGCCCCTCCACTTGTCCTCCTGCCTGTCGAGGAGACCTGATCATGACCCATCTGCTGCAGCCGGTGCCTCTGGTGGCGCGCTGGCCGTTCCACGGTGACCTGCACATCGTCGTCGATGGCGCGTACGTCTACCTGCGTGCCGATGATGTCGAGCGGCTCGCCGGGATCCCTGCGTGGGGTGAGGGTGAGACCGTCATCGGTGACGAGTGGCCCGACGAACTCGACGGGACGCCGTTCTACCGCCTCGAGCAGGCGATCGCGAAGGTGCGCCGCCACGCCGACAGCGACACTGCGGCGGAGTTCGTGGCGTGGCTCGACGAGTCCCTGCCCGATCTCCTCGACCCGAGGACCGTCGCCGCAGCCCGCCCGCCGGAGTCGTTCACGCGCGGGATCACCGTCCGTCACGCGGCCCAGCGTCTCACCGCTGAGGGGCTGCGTGTGGGCAGGACGGGCCTGTTCGCGCACATGCAGCGCCTCGGCTGGGCGGAGCGCGCCGGCGACCAGTGGTCGCTGACCGGGCTCGCTCGCGATCGCGGGTGGGCGACGGTGCGGCGGATCCGTCACCCGGCACCGGGCAAGGGTCGGCACGGCGCGTACGACCAGATCTACATCCTCCCGGCCGGGCTCGAGCAGCTGCGTGCCGACCTCACTCCCGCGGATCCGCCCGTGCCGGCGGACACTCGCGTCCCCCTCTTCGACTGACCCCATTGGAGACCTCATCATGACGATCACGAAGACCTCTCGTGCGGGTGAGCCGCGCGGGATCTGCCCGCCGGATCACGCGCACGGCGCGACCTCGACCTGTTACCTCGGCCATCGGTGCGGCTGCGACGAGTGCCGTGAGGCGTGTCGTGCTCGGGAGCTCGCGCGGCGTACGGCGATCGCGTTCGGCCGGTACGAGCGGCGGGTGCCGGTGGAGCCGGTGCGTGAGCGGGTGCGGCATCTGATCGCGGCGGGCGTGCAGCTGCGCACGATCGAGCGCGGTACCGGCACGAGCCTGACGACGGTGATGTATGGGCCGGGCCCGCAGAAGACGATCGCGGCCGCGACGGCCCGCCGGGTGCTCGAGTACCTGCCGAGCCTGGACGACTACGCGGATCGGTCGACGATCGATGCTCGCGGCGCGCGGCGTCGTGTGCAGGCGCTGGTCGCGCTCGGTTGGACGCTCTCGGCCGTCGCGAAGCGCGCGGGCCTGTCGGGACCTGGTGTGTCGGACCTGACGCGCGCCGGGCACTGCTGGGCGGGGACCGCGCGCGCGATCCGCGACGTCTACGAGGAGATGTCGATGAGTCTCCCGCCGGCGGAGACGCGGATCCAGCGTCGTGACGTGTCGATCGCGAAGTCGATGGCGCGCCGCGAGGGGTGGGTGCCGCCGCTGGCGTGGGACGACATCGACGTCGACCCGCGCCCTGCTGAGGCGCGCCAGGTCGAGGCGGCCGCAGCATGAGCGTCGCGACCGACACCATCGGACAGCCGCAGCCGCAGCCGCCGGCTCGCTTCTGCGATCAGCATCCGGGCGGGTCGACCTCGCCGTGCGCGCCGTGCCGCGATGCGCGCCTCGAGCACATGCACTACTCGTACGAAGAGTCAGATGTCCTCGGTGCTGTTCGGGATCGCGTCGAGAAGCCAGCCGCTCTCGTCGTCGATCACGTAGTCGACGGGATCCATACCAGCGCGTCGTTCCAGGTGCTCCACGCGCGCGATGAGGGCGCGGATGACGAGCTGCTGATCGAGGACGAGAGTGTTCAGCTGCCCGATCGTGTCGATGAACTCGCGCCCCTTCACGTCCTTGCCGTACTGAATCTGTCGGGTGTACAGCCAGGTTCCAAGGTCCATTTCGAGGTCTCCGTTTCGGTAGGAGGTCCCGACGCCGGCGCGTCGAGTGACCCTGCGATGACCGTAGCGGACCCGCCTGTCTCGCCCGCCGATGACGACGAGGCTGCAGCATGAGCCCCGTCGTCCGCCCGCTCCGCGTCGGCGATCACGTGCGTGTCTATGAGGTCGACCACTCGGTGCCCGTGGAGCGGTATGGCGAGCTCGGCGTGGTGACGGGGATCTCCGCTGCGGGCGAACCGATCGTGCACTGCGACGACGGCTTCGTGGTCGTCCTCGGCTACCGGTATCGGGCACGCATCATGACGCGCCTGCATGACGACACGGGCCTGTCGACAGGCCGGTGGCGGGTGCGTCGCCGCGTGCACGTGTGGGCCGCAGGTCGGGCCGTCCAGTGGGATTGGGTCGCGGAGCCGATCCCCGCCCCCGGCGTCTTGCGCGAACGAATCCCGCGGACCAGCGATGTCTTCGACTGCTACCGCCACGGCCAGGCGGTCGAGTACGCGGCCCGCGAGGCGCGGGAGAACCTCCGATGACCGCCGACGAGAGCGCCGTCGACGTGCCGGCACGCGCCGCGGTGGGGGAGTCGACCGCGCTGACTGCTGCACGGCTGCTGGATTTCGAGCGCTCGTGCCGGGAGCAGCGGCTGCCGCTCGGCGCCCGCATCGAGCGGATCCGCGCCGAGCTCGGCACGTCCGAGGCGCACTACGTGATGCTCCTGAATCGCGTGATCGACACGACGCCGGCGCTCGAGCACGATCCGATCCTCACGCACCAGCTCATCGATGAGCGCCGCCGGCGGAACGCGCAGGCCCGCGGCCGCCGGCCGCGGATGCTCCTCGTCGACGAGCCGCCCTGCTGACCCGCCGCCCGCAGGCGCCCGCCCTCTCATCCTCTTCGACCCCTCGACCTCACTCCTGGAAGGACCCACCTCATGGCCATCACCTATGATCCCGAGGCCGCCGACATCGGCGAGCTCGTGAAGATCCCCGCCACCGACCTCGTCATCGACCCCAACGTCCGCAAGGACATCCGCCTCGACAAGAGCTTCGTCTCATCGATCCGCCAGTACGGCTTCGAGCAGCACCCTGTCGGGTGGCGCGACGACGACGGCCAGGTCCACATCACCATGGGCCAGCGTCGCGTGTCGGCCGCGCTCGAGATCGGTTGGGCTCTCGTCCCCGTCGTCGTCAAGCCCAAGGCCGCGGCTGAGGGGGATCGGGCGGAGGAGCTGCGGATCCTCACCCAGCTGCGCGAGAACGAACAGCGCGCCCCGCTCTCCACGAGCGAGACCAGCGAGGCGTATCAGCAGCTCGCCCTCTTCGGTGTCACCGAGGATCAGATAGCCCGCAAGACCAACAGCCCCCGCCAGAAGGTCACCACCGCGCTGGCCGTGGCGTCGTCGGAGCCTGCGACGCGGGCCGCGGCCGCGTACACGCTCACGCTCGATCAGGCGGCGATCATCGCGGGCTTCGACGGCGACGACGACGCGGTCACGCAGCTCACCGAGCAGGCCGAGAAGGATCCCGACCAGCTCGTGCACCTCGCCGCGCGGATCCGTGAGGACCGCGCCGACCAGGAGGTCATCGACCGCCTCAAGGGCGAGATCACCGCCGCCGGCCGCACACCGCTCACGGCCTGGTACGAGAAGGAAGACCTCGCACCCCGCGCCGAGATGTACATGCACCTGTGCCGCGCGGACGACCCGGACCGGAAGCAGCTCGAGGAGTCCGACCTCGACGGCCTCGAGGAGGTCTTCGGCTGGATCCGGCAGGGGCACCGTGCCGACGCCGACCGCGGCTACCGGATCGACTGGTACGTGGGCAGCTGGAAGAAGCAGGGCCTCGCCCAGCGGTACAACTCGGGCTCGACGCCGGTCGCGGTCACCGACGAGGAGAAGGAAGCCGAGCGGGAGCGGAAGCGCGCCAAGCGCGAGGCGAAGAAGGCGATGATCGCCGCGACCATCGTCCGCCGCGACTGGATCGCCGACACCCTCCTCGCCCGCGGCCAGAAGTACAAGGACACGCACCTGACGTTCATCGCCGGCGCGTTCTTCGGCGCGCTCGGTCACCTGCACTCCAACGAGTACGCCTCACAAGAGCTCGCCCGCAACCTCCTCGGCGACGCGGGACCCACCGACCTCGCGTGGAGCACCGACGCCGAGTCAGGAGAGCTCGTCTCGGAGCAGGCACGATTCGCGACGGCCCTGCTCACCCTCGACAGCGGCACACGCGTCGCGCTCGCCGTGGCGATCGCTCGCACGGAGGCGGTCGTCGGGAACGAGAAGGGCGATGCGTTCGGGCAGGATGCGCGGGCGTCGCGCTACCTGCGGACGCTCGCCGGCTGGGGCTACCCGCTCGCCGATGTCGAGAAGGCGATCGTGACCGCTGCGGACGCTCGCGTCGAGGCGGCATTCGACGAGGGGGCCGCAGCATGAGCACCTACAGCAAGCCGCCCCGGTCGCAGACGGTCTACCTGCACCTGCGTCCCGGCGCGTACCTCACAGATCTCACGATCGCGAAGATGGCGAAGTCGAAGGACGCTCTCGTCGAGCCGGGCACGGTCATCGTGAAGGCGAAGATCACCGTCCCGGGGAACTTCTTCGACGAGGCGACGCCGTACGTCGAGATCGAGTTCCAGCCCGGTGACGAGCTGCAGCCGGCCGAGGTCACGATCACGTCGGAGACGGACGCGTGAGCTCGTCGACGATCCATGGCCGCTCCCGCACCGAGGGGCGCGCGTACTGCGGGCGGAAGGCCAGCCGTGCGGAGTCGACGACGAGGTGGCGCGACGTGACGTGCGACGACTGCCACGCCGCCTCGCGAGCGGATGGGAACCGCTGATGACGACGATGACGCTCACCTCGACGGCCCCGGAGCACACGCGGACGGCGCCCCGCCCGCGGTCCGCCGTCTGGCGGGTCGGCGACACGTGGACGGATCCCGTGTCCCGTACCCGCTGGATCATCCGGACCCTCAACAAGGCCACCGGGGCGGTGGAGCTCGAGGCGGCGAACACGCTGCACTCCTCCTGGTGGGCCACGACCCTCGACCGACTCCCGAAGAAGGGAACAGCATCATGAGCAACGCGATCTTCGACGACTCCATCACCCATGGCACCCCGGAGGGCTACGACGCCGGCTGCCGCTCGGCCGGCGGATGCCCGGCGCGCACTGACCACGGCCTCACCTGCGCGGAGGCGAAGACGTTCGACGCCGGGAACTACCGGTACCGGCAGCTCCGCGGTCGCGGCCTCTCGCCCGCGGAGATCGCCGCGCAGTTCGACTTCCACGACGACCACGCCACCCAGACCCCACCGGCACCCGTCTCGAAGCCGGCCACGAAGCCGAAGCCGAAGGCACGCCCGAAGCCGCCCGCCCCGACGCCCGCACCCGACGTGCCCGAGATCGACACCGACACCAACGCCGCCGAGCCGCCCGAGCAGGCCGAGCCGGTGCGGGATCCGCGGGAGGCCTCGAACGCCGAGATCCGCGCATGGGCGCGCGACCGCGGCTACGACGTCAACCCGACGGGCCCGGTGCGGCGGGGGATCCGCGAGCACTACATCGAAGCCCACACGACCGCAGCAGACGCGCCGCGGAACGTGCCCGCCCCCGATCCCGATCTGGACGAGCTGACCGGCAAGCGCGGCATCCCCACCGACCCCGAGCCGGAGGCGCCCCTCGCGCCCGGAGGCATCGACACGGACGCCATCGAGGCCGGCGTCGACGACGTCACCCTCGAGCCCGCCAAGACGGACCGTCCTGAGTGGGCCGACGTCGCCACCAGTGCCGACCTCACCGCCGCACAGGACGCCCTCGCCCTCGAACGCGGCGCACACGTCAAGACCGCCCGCAGCCTCGCCCTCGTCCTCACCAAATGGGCGACCGCGCAAGACCGCATCGAACAGCTGCAGGCCGAACTCATCCGCATCCGCACCGACCGCGACGAGATCGCGATCGACTTCAACACCGCCAGCGAAGACCGAGCCCGCGCCCTCGACCGCGTCGAAACCCTCCACAACGAGAACATCGTCCTCCGCGCCGCCCTCGCCGACGCGAAGCGCGCTCGCCGCGGCTGGTTCGGCCGCAAGACGAAGGGAACGATCCGATGAGCGAGATGACGCACGCCGAGATGCGAGGCAAGGCACATGCCCTGAGATCCGCGATCGACAAGGCCCCGCCGCCGGCGGATGACCTGTGGCTGCGGGCGTTCGTGGAGAACGTGCGGGCGGGTGCTGACGCGCTCGAGCGGACCGCGGGGGCGCTCACCGACGTCGACCAGGATCTCGTCGAGGTCGCCATTCTCGACCCCGACACCGCATGGTCGAGCGTCGAGGTCGTCGAGATCCTCGAGCACGTGCGCTCGCTCCTCCTCACAGGCGGGCCGACCCCGGGCAGTTTCGGCACCGGTCGCGACGCGACCGGTGGGGCGAGTGTGGATCTGATCCGCCAGGCCCACGAGCGAGCCGCCATGCCGCGCCTCGGGAAGTCGATGGCGAGGGAGATGGACCGGGACATCGTCATGATCCGTCGCCTGGCACGCGCGCTGGAAGCCGCCGAGCGGTGGCGGGTGACCTGGCAGGAGGCTGCCGAGGAGAACGAGCGGCACGCGGACCAGATGCGGGCTGAGCGTGACGCGGCCGAGACGCGCGCGGGGGAAGCCGAGCGCGCGTTGGCCGATGCGACGGAGTGGATGCGGCGCTGCGACCTCGAGACCCGCACGCACGGCACCGAGTGCGACTGCTTCGGCCCGCGGAAGCCCGTCGAGACCACAGATCACGAGATTGGGGGTGCGTCGCGAACATGCTCGGAAAAGTCGTGAGAGATCTCTCGGACGAAGCGGTGATCGAGTGCGGCGTGGTCAGGCCGGGAACGCTCGGGTGGCAGCGCTGCTGGAAGCCCCGCAATCATGACGGACCGCACCGATGCCAGGGGTACCCGATGTACGGCGACTGGGCAGATCACGAGGTTGGTGACTCGGATGCTTGATCGCTATGTGCGCGAGAACATCGTCGCGTTGCAGGTTTTCGCCGACGATGGCCAGAGCGAGTTCAACGGCGTCGACGGGCGCACGCTTCACGCGCTCGCGCGGCGCAGACTCGTCTGGTTTGAGGTGGTTGACCCGTGGGCGAAGCACAAGCGTTACCGGGGCGGAGTGACGGCGAAAGGTCGTGCTGTGCTCGTCGAACACGCGGAACACGAGGTTGGGAGGGAGGGCTGATGTACCCCATCACGAGCTATCAGGTGACCCCGAACCTGTTCGGAGTCCCGCGATGGATGGCCGAGATCGACGGACAGCGCAGTCGTTTCGCCCGGCGTAGCTACTCGCGCGACCGGGCAGAGCGCAAGATCGCGCGCGACGAGAACCGCCTTCACGAGACCGGCCGCGAGTCCCTCATGCAAGGAGCCATCCTGCCGCTGACGATGCCCGTGCGACGTGCGCACGACCGACTGTGTCGCACCGTCGATCAGCGCCGTCGTATGCGTCGAGCGCGAGCCGTTCACGAGGTTGGGAGGGCTGAGTGATGGAAGCACGCGACTGGGAGCAAGAGCTGATCGATGAGCAGGCCGCCCTCGAAGTCGACACGACGGTGAAGGAAGTGGCGGTCATCCTGCTCACGCGGGACGTGACCGGCACGCCCTGGCTGGACTGGGACGTGTGGGCCGAGCAGGCGTCGGACGATGACCGCCTGGACGCTCTGCGCACAGCCGCGGCCGTTGTCGCCTACATGCGCGAGCACGAAGCCCCGGCCGATCACGAGATTGGTGGGTCACATGGCTGAGCGGCAGATCGTCGCGACACGGCTGACGCCGTTCCAGGCGCAAGTATGCATCGACGCCCTCGACCTCTACGTCGAGGGTGCGCAGGGGCAACAGACACAACGCGAGCTGCGTGAGGCTCGCGCCGCGAGGAAGAAGCTGGCCACTGAGCTTGCAGTTCACGAGGTTGGTGAGTCCCGTGGCTGACGCGCCTGACGTGTGGAGCGCGGACGTCCCGCCCGACCTGTCAGCGTTCCCGACCGTGCAGCACCGCATCGAGAAGGGTCGGTTCGTCTGCCCCGGCGACGAGACCGCCAGCTGCCACCAGTACCCGGCATGCGATCACGAGACGTGGCCGTGTGGCTGCGACTACGTCCCACACGCCGACTGCTGGATCAAGCCCTGGATCGACGGCAGCGACCTCGTCGACTCCTACGCCGGCGACGAGCCCTACCTGCGCGACGAGGACTTGCCCGACGGCGACGCCACCTGGACGTTCGAAGGCGACTACGTCCTCTTCGACTACGTCCTGGCGAGTCGGGAGGCGAGCGATGCCTGACGCACCGGTCGCCGTGATCCCGACCATCTACGCGCACCTCCACGTCTGCGACGCATGCGACGTGTGCGACGGACTGGGCTGTCTCGACAGTCACGGGCTCTGCACCGCCGTGAACCCCGACCAGACCGAGGGCTGCTTCCGCGAGCCGATGCACGCGGGGCTGCACACGTTCGAGATCAACCACGAGGTTCGGAGGGGAGACCGATGAGCGAGCCGATGACAGAGCCCGTGAAGCGCGAGATGACCAGTCCCACGTACGTGCTGCGTGGAGGCGCGTATCTCCTGGACGAGCACGCCGGGGTGCTCATCGATAGTGCCGGAAACTACTCGGCCAAGACGAGAGGCGACCCTCGGTCACTCGTCGCACTACTCCGATCGATCGCGGACGACATCGCGGACGACGTCGAGACAGCACAAGAGAACAGGGGTACACGATGAGCGACGAAGAATGCCGCCTCTGCGCTGCCGATGAAACTGGCGACCGGACGGTGCGACGGGGCGAGGACATCCCTCTGTGCGCGCGCCACTGGTCGCAGTGGGTGGGGCGGTACGTGTGGCCTTCCCCGGTCGAACCGCCGTGCAGCGCGCACCTGATTGCGGCCGATCACGAGGCAGGCGGCCAGCGATGACCCTCACCATGCCCACACGCGCTCGCCGCGGGCCCCGGAAGGGCGAGCGGATCGTGATCCCCGAGCTCGCGATGTTCTACGTCGTCTACTACCCGGAGGGCGCGTCGTGAGAGTGGAGAGGCGTCGAGCCGGACGCGCGATCCGCCGTCACCGCCGTTCCATCGCAGTCGCCAGAGCATTCGCCACCGACGTGGGCCTCGACCTCGCGCCCTGGCAGCTCGAGGTCTTCGCCGCCGTCGTCCGAGGCGAGCCGACGTATGTCATCGGTGGCCGACGAGGGGGACGGGCAACGGTCGAGCGCCTCACGGCCGACTACACGCCACAGGTCCGAGGCCCGCACGGTCTCCACGCCTCCACCACAATTCTCGACGAAGCCCGGAGGGCAGAACGATGAACACGACCGCCTACCGCACCGGCCAAGACGTCCGCGCCGCATTCGACGAAGCGACCGAAGCCTTCCGAAACCTCGGCGTCGCGCTCCGCGCGCACCTCGGCGGATGGCCCATCATCAGGAGCCCCCACGTCACGCCCGGTGACGTCATCTACGCAGACGGCGCCATCTACATGCACCCCCGCGACGCCATCCGACGCCGATACCCCGACACCATCACAGGCGCGCTCGCCACATCACTCGAATGGCAGCACTACGAGATCAACCGCGCCGCCGACGCCGCCAGGCAGCGCATCGACACGATGCACCCCGACCAGCCGATCCGAGAGGACCACCTCACATGAACCCGCTCGACCTCATGCTCTGGGCGCTCGCGTTCCTCGTCGTCGCGATCGTCGCCGCCATCACGATCGCGCTCGCCGTGGGCTTGTGCAACACGATCCGTGGCCGTCGGCGGCGCGAGGAGACGCGGCGCGAGATCTACAAGGGGAGGGGCGCCTGATGGCTGGGCTGCCGGAGTTCGCGACGACGTACGTCGTGTACTGGCCCGACGCGCTCGGGCCCGGCCGTGGCGTCCTCAAGGTCGGACGCTGCGCGCTGCGCCGTCGGATCGAACGGATGGTCGAGCGCGGCGCCCACATCATCGTCGAGGCGCGCGGCACCGACAAGACCTGGGAGCGCGAGGCGCTGCGGGTGCTGACCCGCTGGTTCCCGAAGGCGTTCCGGTGGGCGTTTCAAGCAGTCCCCTTCCTCACGCACGGGAAGGGATACACGGAGTGCTTCGACGTCGCGGAGTACGACCTGCAGTTCGCCCTCGAGCGGTGCATCGAGGGCTTCGCACGAGGAACGGAATGGAATGTCGAAGCAGCGAGTGATCAGCCCGGACGATTTGCAGTCGCCGGAGTACCTGCGAGTGCCGCACATCGCGAGGCCGACGGCCCTCGGCCTGTGGGTGCACACGGACGCGGCGGGGAGGACGGAGCTCATCCCGGAGGTGCTGGCCGGGAGGCTGTATCCGGGCGAGGCGGCGACGGAGATGGTGGTGAACCACCTGCTGCAGCTGGACGAGGCCGGATTCCTGACGATCTACCAGGCCGACGGCCGCGAGTGGATCGCCCTGACGAGGCCGCTGAGAGCGGACCGGAGGGGGACGACGGTGATGTCGCCGCCCCCGCCGAGCAGCGGCCCGGAGACCCCTCACATGGGATCCCGCGATATAACACGGGATCCCATGGCCTTGGGGCGAGCGGGCGCGCGCGAGGGCGAGCGGGCGGGCGTACGCGTACGCGAGAGCGCGCGAGAGCGGGCGCGAGCGGAGGTGAGGGCCGAGCAGGCGGCGCGAGCCGAGGCGTGGGCCGCGGTCGAGAGCGACCGCGAAGCGATGCCCGACCGTCCGGAACGTCCCATGCTGCTGGATGCTCCGCCGATCGGTTGCCCGGATCACCCCGAGGGGAAGCGCGGTCCCTGTGGTCCCTGTCGGGATGCTCGCCACAAGCGGGATGTCTGGCTACAGGAGCAGATCTACGGGCAGAAGCTCGCGGCGTACCACGAGCAGGCCGCCCGCCACGTCACGTTCGACGAGCCCGCCGGCGAGTGGGCGAACGACGACGGCTGGGATCCGGACGCCGCGTTCTGACGCCTGAGCCGGTGCTGACGACGAGGAGTCTCACGTGACCGATGATCGATCCTGCATCCGTGGCTGCACGACGAAGGATGCGCACTGGGCCGCCTGCCCGAACGCTCGCGCTGGCCACGACGATCCCACGGTCTGCCGGGGGTGTGCGCCCCGTCCAGCTGCCGACGGTGCCCTGATCTGCGAGCCGTGCCGGCGCACGATCCGCCGCCTCCTCGAGGATGCGGGCGACGCGGTCGGGCACCTGCGCAGCATCGCGGATCCGACGAAGGCCCGGGCGTTCGATGGCGTCGTCGTCCAGTCCTCGCGCCCCGACCTGCCGGCCCCCGTCGCCGCCGACCTGATCACCGCCTCGGACGACGTCGTGCGGGCCCTGCGCTCGTGGGAGTACATCCTCGGCGGCGACGTCCTCCCGCCGCGCGTCCCGGGCCTCGGCGCCGGCGCTGACGCGGCGACGGCTCACGCTGCAGCCCACGCATCGGCAGAGGTGATCCTCGAGCAGTTCGACGCGATCGCCAACGACCGGGACTCGATCCTCGCCCTCGCCGCGATCACGATCGACCGCAACGGCGGGGATCCGTACTGGACCGTCGCCGACGTCGTCGCACGCTGGCCGCTCGAGGAGCGCGGACGCACGGCCGACGCGCTGTGCCCCGAGTGCAACCTCCGCAGCGTGCGAATCTCGCCCCCTCGCCGCCGAGGAGGGCCGGAGCGGTACGCGTGCCTGTCGGACTCGTGCGACTGGGTCGCGACCTCCGATGACGACGGCGGCCTGTGGGCCGGCTACTTCGCCGAGGAGCCGCCCGAGGACGTCCGGGCCCACGATCCGCGTTGGCTCACCCTCGCTGAAGCCGCACGCCGAGCAGAGTGCACCACCGGCACCATCCGACGCCGAGCACGCCGCGGCCTGATCGCCACCGACGCCGGCCGCTACTGGGCCGCCGACGTCGACGCCAGCAAGCCCGTCACCGACACGGCGCCGTCGACCGACGTCACGACGCGGCGGGCACCCGAGCGGTGGCTCACCCTCGCCGAAGCAGCGGCCCTCGTCGGCCGGTCACTCCGCGCCCTGCAGACGTGGAAGCGCGCCGGCGACATCGCCGTGCTCGCCGGTCGGGTGCGCGAGTCCGAGGTGATCGCCGTCCGCGACCGCAAGGCCGCGGCACGCTCCGCCGGCGGAAGCCGCAGCGGATGACCTCTTGCACCACCTGCGCATCGACGTGATACGCTTCGCTTGCGCGATGATTGCGCTGAGGCTCGAACCCACGCGGTTCGGGCCTTTTGCGTTCCCGCGCCGTGTGGGTCACGTTGAGGGCCGACCGGGTGCGCACCATCGCATCCGGTCGGCGACACCCGGTGAGATGACACCCGCGCGTACGCGTGCACGCATTGGCGGTTCTCCCCACCCCTCGCCGATTAAAATCCGGGCCCTCGTGCGCCTTCCAGACCCCGCCCATCCACCGTTTTTCTCCCCGGGGTGACCAGGAATACCCGCTGGCAAGCCCCCGGAGCCCCCGAGAACGCGACAACAGGCGCTCGCCGGAACCGGTCATCGGTTCCACGGCTCGACCGCTCACAGCGCCTCCTGCGCCTGCCCGACCGGGAGGGAAGACATGGCCGACGAAGCCTATGGCGTCGAGCACCAGAAGCGCCGCGCCGAACTGCTCCCGACCGCGTACGGCACCCCGTGCCCGCGCTGCGGCGAGGTGATGCTCGAGTCTGACGAGCTCGACCTCGGCCACTCCGTCGACCTCGCCCTCGACGCGCACGCCATCGGCGACCGCATCGAGCACGCCAGCTGCAACCGCAGCGCCGGCGCGAAGCTCAAGTCGCGCCTCGAGCGATACAAGCCATCCCGGAACTGGTAGCCATGTTCGACCGAGACGCCGCCGAGACGATCCTCGAGGCCGTGCTGCTCGGCATGGAACCACACCGCGCTGCGCTCGCCGCGGGCATCACCGCCGAGGAGCATGCCGCCTGGATCGAGCAGGGCCGATCTGCTCACGTCGGGTCGACCGCGCTCGACACGCAGGAGGGTGCGCTCGTCGCTCAGTACGTGCGCGACCTCGACCGCGCGATGGCGCTGTCGGAGCTCGACGCACTCAAGCAGGTCAAGGACGGATCCGACGCGCACCGCTGGTTCCTCGAGCGCCGCTTCCCGAACCGGTGGGCGAAGACTCCCGCGGCGCTGTGGTCGCGTCCGCCCGAGCAACCTGCTGCCAGCGTCCCGACCAACCCCGACCAGCAACCAGACGACGACGCGGATGGCCGGATGGACGATCTGCGCCGCAAGCGCGAGGAGAAGCGACGTGCTGCAGGAGGCGACCCGGGATGAGCCGCTCGTCGGCGCGCAGACTCCCACGCACCTGCTGACGCCGACTGACGTCGCCTACTCGGACATCGACGCAGCGCTCGAGATCGCCGAGATTGTCGGCATCGAGCTGGACCCGTGGCAGGTCGACTTCCTCACGCATGGGCTCGGCCGCCGCCGTACCGTCGACGGTGGATCCAAGTGGGCCGCGTACGAGGCCGGCATCGAGCTGTCACGGCAGAACGGCAAGAGCGTCATCTTCGAGTTGCGCGCGCTGGCCGGCCTGTTCGTGTTCGGCGAAGAGCTGATCATCTACTCGGCGCACAAGGGCCAGACCGCCATCCAGGCGTACCGCCGCATGGTCAAGCTCATCGAGCATGCCCCCGACCTGAAACGCGAGGTCAAGGGCACGCCGTCGGCGAATGGCAAGGAAGCGATCATCCTCCACTCGGGAGCGATGATCCAGTTCCGGACCCGCACGCCCGACGGCGGCCGCGGCCTCACCGGTGACTGCGTGATCATCGACGAGGTCCAGGGCGCACGCGACGATCACGTGTCCGCGCTGATCCCTGCGATGGCAGCGAAGTCAGTCGAAGGCGACCCACAGATCTGGTACGGCGGATCCGCCGGCAAGCGATCCTCGACCATCCTGGGACGCCTTGTGCGTCGTCAACGGAACGAGCTCGCGTTGCGCGCCGAGGGCGGCCATCCGCAGGAGCGGCGCCTCCTCATGGCGCGCTTCGCAGCGGATCTCGACGTCGACGACCCCGCCGACCCGCGCGTCTGGGCTCGCGTGAACCCGGCCTACGGGAAGCGCATCGACCCGGAGTTCATCCAGCAAGAGTTCGCCGCGATGGGCGCCGACCTCGACCCGAAGAGGTTCGCGGCCGAGCGCCTCGGCGTGGGCGACTATCCACGCGAGGAGGGCGAGGACTGGGCGATCCCGCAGCGTCGCGTCGACGCGGCCGTCGACGAGCATTCCGAGATGGTCGGCCCGGTGATGTTTGCCGTCGAGGTGCGCATGGACCGCTCAAGCACGGCGATCACCGTCGCCGGGTGGCGCCCGGACGGCGCGAAGCACATCGAGTGCATCGCCGACGAGCGCGGCGTCGGCTGGGCTGTCGAGACCCTCAAGCGTGTCACGAGCGAGCACGACAACCTCGGCGTGATCCTCGACCCCGCCGGCCCCGCCAACACGCTCATCGGTCCACTCCGCGACGCCGGCATCCCCATGACGCTCCTCAAGGCATCGGACGTCACCGCCGCCTGGGGGAAGCTCTACGACGGATTCGAGGCCGACCCGCCCACGATCTACCACCGCGGCGGCCTCGTCCTCACCGCTGCGTTCTCTGCCGCTGAGACCCGCACCGTGCAGGGCTCCACCACCTGGCAGCGCTCCACGCCCGAGACCTCGGGCGCCGTGATCGCCGCGACATGGGCCGCGCACGGACTCGACATCGCGAAGAAGACCGAGCGCGCAGCCGTGTCGCGCCGAGCTCGACCGCAGCGCAACAGCGACACCGATCAGCCGCGCCACTTCCGTCCACGCCGCTCGGGCGGATTCGACCCGCGCAACTCCGGCTTCTGATCCTGGAAAGGGGCACTCGCATGGCCCGCCGCCCCGCACCCCGCATCCAGTCCCGCGTCGACCGCGCCCGCCGAGTGAGGGCCGAGTTCGTGCCGAGCTCGGCCGCGACGCGTGAGCGCGGGTACACGACGGAGTCGGCGGAGTCGTGGTGGACGGACCTCACGAACGAGCCCACCCCGGAGGTGCGTTGGCCCGAGTCGGTCCAGGTGTTCGAGAACATGGTGCGCCAGGACGCGCAGGCGTCGAGCGTGCTCAGTGCGATCGCGACGCCGATCATGCGCACCGGATGGCGCATCGATGGAACGGGCTGCGACCCCGACGTTGTCGCGCACGTGTCGCGCGATCTCGGTCTGCCGATCGTCGGCGAGGAGAACCGCGTCCCGTCTAGCCGCATGCGCGGTCGCTTCTCGTGGACCGAGCACCTCGCCGTCGTCGTCCCGGACCACCTGCAGTTCGGTCACGCCGTCTTCGAGCAGGTCTACTACCGGCCCCGCCCGATCGACGAGGGCGGCGACGGCCTGTTCCACCTGCGCAAACTCGGCTACCGTCCCGCCCGCACGATCGCGGCCTGGAAGGTCGCAGCCGATGGCGGCCTCATCGGCGTGCAGCAGCACGCCATGCAGACCAGTGGCGGCCGCCTCACCGGTTACGTCTCGATCGACGGAACAACGCTCCCCGTCGACCGGCTCGTCGTCTACACCCACCGCCGCAAGGGCGGCAACTGGATCGGCGAGAGCGTGCTGCGCCCCGCGTACAAGAACGTGAAGCTCAAGGATCGCTTCCTCCGCATCGACGCGCAGGTCGTCGAACGCAACGGTCTCGGCATCCCCGTACACACCGCCGCGGACAACAAACCCGATTCGCTCGATGCCGGTCTCGACATCGCATCCGGTGTGCAGGCCGGCGACAACTCCGGAATCTCCCTCGCGAAGGACGCGAAGTTCGAACTCCTCGGCGTCACCGGCTCGCTCCCGAACATCCTCGAGAAGGTCAAGTACCACGACGAGCAGATCAGCCGCAGCGTGCTCGCGCACTTCCTCAATCTCGGCAGCCAGACCGGCAGCTGGGCACTCGGCGCCACGTTCGCGGACTTCTTCACCCTGAGCATTCAGGCCGTCGCCGAGAACATCCGCGAGACCGCCACGAGGCACATCGTCGAGGACCTCGTCGACATCAACTACGGGCCCGACGTCGCCGCTCCGCGCATCGTCTTCGACGAGATCGGATCCCGGCAGGAGTCGATCCTCGCGGCCATCGCGCAGCTCATCTCCGCCGGCGTCATCCACGGCGACGAAGACCTCGAGAAGTTCATCCGCTCCACGCTGGGCCTCCCGCCCGCCACCGCAGCCGCGCTCGTCGCGGACAAGACCGAGGAGTCCACCGATGGGTGAGAAGTTCGCGAACCGCTACTGGGGCAGCCGGACACCCGCAAAGTCGAAGGCGGAGTTCTTCGGCGCAGTCACGACGCCCGCCCCCTCCGGTGAGGGCGACATCGCGACGATCCGGATGTTCGGACCGATCGACAGCTGGGGCGGCTGGTGGGGCGTCTCGACGACCGACATCGGCCAGGTGCTCGACGAGCTCCCCGACACGGTCGTGCGGGTCATCCTCCGCATCAACAGCCCCGGCGGTGAGGTGAGCGAGGCAGTCGCGATCCTGAACATGCTCCGCGCGCACAAGTCATCCATCACGGCGGTCGTCGACGGTCTCGCCGCGTCGGCTGCGAGCGTGATCGCGGCGGGGTGCGACGAGACCGTGATGAGCCCAGGCACGCAGATGATGATCCACTCGCCGTGGTCCATCGCCGCCGGCAACGCCACCGAGCTGCGCAAGACCGCTGATGTGCTCGACAACTTCGAGTCGACGCTCATCGAGATCTACAGCGGCAAGGCCGGCGCCGACCACGACTGGCCGGGGCTGCTCGCCGAGGAGACGTGGCTCAACTCGCAGGCCGCCGTCGACCTCGGCCTCGCGGACCGCATCGCGGTCATCCCAGACGCCGGTGAGACCGCAACTCCCGGAGGCGACCCCGACGACGACAACGACGACGTCGAGGACACGACGGACATCCTCGTGGCCTCGATCATCCCGACCCCGGTCGCGTCCGCGTCCGGCACCCCAACAGGAAAGGAGACGGCCGTGGCCTTCAGCGACGACCAGCTCAACACCATGCGAGCCTCCCTCGGGCTCGCCGACGACGCGGACGAGACGGCGATCATGTCGGCCGTCACGGCCCGCCCGACCCCGCAGCTCCCGGACGGTGTCGTCACCATCGACGCCAGCGCGCTCGACGAGCTCCGCACGCAGGCTCAGGCCGGCGTCGAGGCCCGCGCGCACCAGAAGCGCGAGGAGCGCGACCGCTACATCGACAACGCGATCAGCCGTGGCAAGTTCGCCGCTGCTCGTCGCGACAACTTCGTCAAGCTCTACGACGCGGACCCCGAGGGCACCCGCGCCATCATCGACGAGCTCGCGGAGAACACCATCCCCGTCGCCGAGGCCGGCTTCGACGCAGACGGCGAGACCGTCGCCGCGGCCGACGACGCAGCCGTCGCCGCATTCGCCGCCCGCATGGGCTTCACGAACGGAGCACGCTGATGACCGGCTACCTGCCCAAGCACAACCCGGGCGCGGCGATCACCATCCCCGCGACCGCCGCCATCACCGGCGGACAGCTCGTCACTGCCGCTGGGGAGCCCGCCGGCGCCGACGCGACGACCGTCATCGGCGTTGCCGCACGCGACGTCACCACCGGCGAGAACGTCACCGTCTACAGCGGCGGCGTCCAGCGCCTCGTCGCCTCCGCCGCGATCGCCCAGGGCGACCTCGTCAAGGCTGCCGCCGACGGACAGATCGCCGTCTACACGGCCGGCACCGACAGCACCGACACGCTCCTCGGCGTCGCGCTCGCCGCGGCCGCGCTGGGTGAGCTCGCCACCGTCAAGTTCCTGCGCTGAGAGAGAGACCTTCATGCCTACCTACGCACCCACCGTTCCGAGTCTCGACGGGAGCAAGCTCACCGTCGACTACCTGATGAAGAGCCCGCTGATCGTGCAGCGCCTCGTGCGCAGCATCGCCGAGCAGCGCCTCATCGGCGGTCACATCCTCACCGGCCGCGTCGACATGACCGGATCCGGCGCGGCCGTGTACGAGGTCGACGACCCGATCATGGTCGACGACGATCCCGAGGCCGTCGACGAGCTCGCCGAGTACAAGCTCGTCGACGACGCTGACGGAGACCCGCAGCTCGCCGAGGCGATCAACCGCGGGTTCGCTTCGCGCATCTCCGACAAGAACGTCTCGCGCAACCGCCTCGACGTCGTGGCACGCAAGCTTCGTCGCATGGCCAACCGCGCGGTGTTCCACTTCGACTCGCTCGTCATGTCGGCCGTCGGATCGTCCGTCACGCAGACGCAGGCCGCGGCTGCTGCGTGGAGCACCACCGGTGCCGACCAGTTCTTGGACCTGCTCCTGTCGGGCGCGACGATCGACGAGCAGAACGAGGGCTACGTCGCGAACACGGTCGTCGCCCGCCCCGAGAAGTGGGCGCGCCTGGTCGCCTCGATCGCGAAGACCTTCGCCGGAGCGGTCGGAACGCCCGACATCATCGGCAAGGGCAACGTGCTCGAGGTCGCCGGTCTCACCCTCCTCAAGTCGACCAACCTCCCCACGTCGACCGACGTGATGGTGCTCGACAACACGGCGCTCGGGTCGATCGGCTTCGAGCGTCTCGGCGGCGGCTACCTCGGCGAGGTGTCGGATCCGCTCGGCATCGAGACCAAGCAGTTCCGTCTCGAGGACCGCGACGGCTGGCAGGTCCAGGTGCGCAAGTCCGGCGTGCCGATGGTCCAGGAGCCGCGCGCTGCGGTGAAGGTGACGGGCGTCTGATGGCGCGCCGCAAGCCCACCGGCGAGTACGTCGGCAAGGAGGCTCTCACTCTCGTCCGCCGCAAGGACGGCAAGATCTCGTACGTCTACAAGGGCGACCCGGTCCCGGCCGGCGTCGACGACGACGAGCTGCTGCGCCTGCTCGACGATGGCTTCATCGTCGAGACCAAGAAGCAGAAGGCGACCCCTGCGAGCTCGACCGGGTCGAAGCCCGCCAGCACGCCGTCCTCGGGCGGCGGAGGCAGCACACCTGCGTCGGACGACGGAGGCGGCTCGCCCGCGTCGGACGGCGGCGGCGCATCCGCCGGCGGCGACACCAAGTAGGGACCCAGACGATGAAGCAGACGTACATCACGAACGTCCGCACCGTCGTCCGCGTGGACGGCGTGTGCCGCACGGTCGAGCCGTCCACGCACCTCCCGAACGGTGTCGCCGAGGCGGAGATCGAGCGCCTGCTGCGCTTCTCCGTCATCCGCGTCGCCGCGTCGGCGCCGACCCTCACGTCGGCCAAGACGACGGTGAAGCGCGCCAGCAAGAAGACGACGACCGACGAGTCGTCGACGACCGAGGAGTAGATCCGATGGCCCTGACGGGGATTGCCGGCGAGGTCACCGAGGCGATGGTCGGCGTGCTGCTCAAGGAACGTCCGGTGGACATCCTCGAGTACGAGTACGGCGATCCGCCGACGTCGATCTTCGAGGCGACGGTGCAGCAGATCGCTGCCGAGGTGATCCCCGTCACGGGCCCGGATCCGCAAGGATCCACCCGCGCGCTCGCTATCCAGTGCATCGCATACGGCGTCGCGTCGAACATCGAGTACGCCGAGTTCCCGGAGCAGCAGGGCGCCGGCGATCTCGGTCGCGGGTACTTCCTCAAGCGCAAGTTCGACGACCTCCTCAGCCGACTCGCCTCGCTGTCGAAGGATGGCAGCGCCGGCGGGTCGGTGAGTCGGGCTCGGTTCCCGGCACCGCGCCCGTACCCGGATCCGTTCCGGTGCTGATGGCGACCGTGCACATCGTGTGCGGGCCGCCGTGCGCTGGGAAGTCGACCTACGTCGCCGAGCACGCCGAGCCTGACGACGTTGTCCTCGACTGGGACGGCATCGTCACCGACCTCGGATTCCCGCCACGGCATCACCATGTCGACAAGTCGCTGCTGCCGGTGGTGATGGACGAGTGGCGCAGACGTCTCGCCGACGCGACAGCGGGCGACGGTGTCGTGTGGGTCATTCGTGCGAAGCCGCGCCGCGAAGTGCAGTCTCTCGCGCGCTCGCTCAAGGCCGACGTGATGGAGATCACCGCGCCGCTTCCGGTGCTCCTCGAGCGGGCGGCCGCGCGGCCGCACCCGGCGGAGCATCGACGTCTCATCCTCGCCTGGCACCGCCGGCGGGGCCTCCGCACCCAGTAGGGAGCCGCCATGGCGACGAAGAAGCCCAAGGGGCCCGAGACGAAACTGAGCGCCGAGCTCAACACGACGCTCGGCGCGAAGGTCCTCGCGGAGGCTGCGAAGCGTCTCGACGACCGGCCGCGGCTGCTCTCGCAGGTCAGCGGCTTCGCGCAGAAGTGGGAACAGGAAGTGTTCTCATCCGAGGGTGCCGTCGCCGGCAAGCGGTGGAAGCCGCTGGCCGCGTCCACGTCAGGCAAGGCTCTCGTGCGCACGGGGGAGCTGCTCCGATCCCTCACCGGCGCCCCCCGTCTCAAGAAGGCATCGGTCGATCTGACCGCCCCCGCGTATGCAGAGCACCTCAAGAAGGGTCGCTACGCGCCGAAATCAAAGGCGGGCACGGGGCGCCGTGGTGAGTGGTCGGGGCTCGGCGGGTCGATGCCTCGACGCAATCCTGCGCCGCGGCCGCCCGCGAAGCGCCTGGCGATTCTCACGAGCGAGCTGCTCGGCATGGTCACCCCGAGGGACTACACATGACCGTCATCGGTGGCGACGACATCGTCAGGGGCCTCGAGGCTCAACTTCGCGCGAACGTGCCCGCAGTGATCACGCTGCTCGGACTCACGGATCTCGGCGAAATCCAGACGTGGCAGATCGTCCCGGACGTGGACGCGATCGCCGCAGCCAAGCTGCCCGCGATCGCGATCGTCAGCCCCCGCGTGTCCGCTCAGCCGCAGCGCTCGAACAGCGAGTACTCGGCCGAGTGGCAGGTGTCGGTCGGTGTCTTCGCACGTGGCGACGATCACGAGCACACCCAGACGCAGATCCAGCAGTGGGCGAAGGTCGTCCGCGCCTCGGCGCTGATGACCCCGTCTCTGCCGGGAACCAAGATCCGGATCCGATGGGCCGGCGAAGAGTACGACCTCCTCCCGAACAAGAAGGACGCGCGCACGATCGCGGGCGCCGAGGTCATGTTCGACGCGTCCGTCGAGAAGGCGATCGACCTGACGGCGCTGCGAAATGACCCCCTCCTCATCTCTGTCCATCCAGACGTACAACCCAACTAAGGAGACCCCCTCATGGTGCGTCCTCAGGTAACTGTCAACATCAGCGGGGAGCTCCCTGTCGCCTCGCTGCCGACCGAGACCGGCACGCTGTTCTTCGTGTACGCCGGCCCGACTGGCCCGCTCACGCCGACACGCGTGACCTCGGTCGCGGAGGCCGAAGCCGCTGACGTCCCCACGGCGACCGCGCTGTGGATCGGCGACGCGCTCACGCAGGGCGCGCCGGAAGTGATCGTCGTGCGCGCGGAAGCGGTCGACCCCGGAGCGGTGACCGAGACGGAGTGGAACGTCGCTCTCGACCTCCTCACCCCGTCGCACGGTCCCGGTCAGGTCGCGACGCCCGGCGTCGCCGACACGGCCGCGTACACCGCGCTCCTCGCACACGTCGACGCGAACCCGCACCGGGTGGCGTTCCTGGACGTCGGTGAGGGTGACGACGCGACGACGATCTCGACCGCGGCCGCCGCGATCGCTGCGACCGCCGGAGCCGAGCGCGCCGGCGTGTTCGGCCCGTGGGTGTCCGTCCCCGGTTCCGGTTCGGCTCGCACCGTGCCCGCATCGGTGATCGCCGCCGGTCTCGCCGCTCGCGGCGACGCGACCGTCGGCAACTCGAACAACGCCCCGATCTTCGATCAGGGCCGCGGCGCCGGATCCGTCTCGGGCGCTCTCGGCGTCGTCACCGACTTCGGCGACACGGACGTCGACACGCTTTACGACGCCGGCGTCAACGTCTTCCGCGACGTGCTCGGCGTCGTCACGCTCACCGGCTGGAAGTCGGTCGGCACGGATCCCGTGTGGCGGCAGCTGAACATCGGCCGCCTCACCATGGAGGTCTCGGCGCGCATCTCGGCGCTCATGTACCAGTACCTCGGTTCGCCGATCGATGGCCAGGGCATCCTCCTGTCGCAGGTCGAGGGCGACATCGCCGGATACCTCCTCGACCTGTACACCGCCGACGCTCTGTTCGGCGCCACCGCCGACGACGCGTTCACGGTCATCGCCGACTTCTCGAACAACACGCCCACCACCATCGCCAACGGCGAGGTGCACGCCGACGTCGCGATTACGGCCTCGACCGCGGCCGAGCAGATCGTCATCAACGTCGTCACCTCGCTCGCGAGCTGACCGGAAAGGACACACAGAACCATGGGAACGAACTCTCAGGCGATCGTCTCCGTCAACCTCGACGGCGACTCGCTCGGCATCTGGGACACCCGGTCCGGCGGCGAGTCCACCGCGGCCGTCAACAAGTACCGCCCCGGCGGGTCCAAGAAGCAGGTCGTGGACGCCGGCCGCCCCGACATCAGCGATCTCACCGTCACACGACGCTGGGTCGTCGACCGTGACGTCAACGTCGAGAAGCGCCTCCGCAACCGCGTGGGCGTCGGCGTCGTCAAGGTCACCGAGCAGCCGACCGACGTCGACGGCGTCCGCTACGGCAAGGCCCGCACGTGGAAGGGGCGCGTCTCGAGCGTCTCCTCGGGTGACGTCGACTCGAACTCCGACGACGTCCGCATGATCACCCTCACGATCGTCTGCTGGGCCACCGCATGAGCGGTTTCGAGCACGACGACATCCACGTCGGCGAGACCCCGGCCGCGCCGACGTCCGGCCTCGCCGCACTTCGCACCCAGCGCGCGAAGATCAAGCAGAAGCTCCACCTCGACCTGCTCGTCCCTCGATACGACGAGCCGGTGTACGTGCGCTACATGCCACCCACCAAGGCGCAGATCAACCGCGTCAGCGACCGCGCCACGAAGTCCCGCGACAAGGACGCGCTCGCCGAGGCGATGCTGCTCGCGGAGTGCTGCCTCGGCGTCTTCCAGAAGGACGACGACGGTAAGCCGATCGGCGACCCCGACGACTGGCCGAAGTTCGACAAGGACCTCGCCGAGTACCTCGGCGAGCCGAGTCTCGACCGCGCGGCCGACGTGGTGCGGGCTTTGTTCTTCACGGACGGCGACATCATCGCCCAGGCCGCTGCGCTCACGAGCTGGGCGGGCTACGCCGAGGCGCAGGCAGTGGAGGACTACGAGGGAAACTGACCGGCCACCCGGCCGTACGCGCGGCCGCGGTGGCTTCCGTCTACGGCTGGGACCCGCTCGCGTTCCTCGCTCTCGAGGAGGACGACTTCCGGCTGGCGAATCTCATCGTCAGCGAGCAGTCGCGCCTCGAGGAGGAACGCGAGCGGGGCCGCCTCGACTACCTCGCGTCCAAGACTGCGTCGCTGACCGCGCAGTCGATCACGAAATGGCTCGGGAAGCATCTGCCGAAGATGCTTCACCTGCGCCACTGAGACGGAGGTGTCCGCGTGGCTGGAAAGGGCGTTGTCCTCCTCACGTTCCGCACGTCGGGCACAACGACGGCGGCGAAGAAGGCTCGCGAGGTCGGGACCAGTCTCGACAAGACGAGCACGAAGGCCGCCGGCGGCGTCAAGAAGCTCTCGCGTTTCGCGGGTGGGCTCGACGGCATCGTCGGCAGCGCGCTCCCCGTGCGCACCGGGCTCGGGTCGCTCTCGAGCGGTCTCGACGGGTTCGCCGACAACCTCGGCAAGAGCGGCTCGAAGATGGCCGGCTGGAAGGTCGCTGCCGCCGGTGTCGCTGCTGGACTCACGCTCGCGGCTGGCGCCTCGACGGCAGCGCTCTACAAGGTCGGCAAGGCGTTCGACGAGGTCGAGGATACGATCCGCGTCGGGACCGGTGCATCGGGGGAGGCCCTCGACGGGCTCGTCGGCAGTGCGAAGAACGTCGCCAACCGGGTGCCTGCTGACCTCAGCCAGATCGCCCCCGTCGTCGCCGACCTGAACACTCGCATGGGCCTGTCGGGCAACACCCTCGACACGGTCGCGTCGCAGTACCTCGAGGCGGGGCGGCTCCTCAAGCAGGACGTCGACATCCAGAGCACGTCGGCCGCCTTCACCGCGTTCAAGATCGAAGGCGACTCGGTCGTCGGCGCGATGGATTCCCTCTTCCAGGTGTCGCAGGCCACCGGTGTCGGGATGAATGAGCTCGCGAACGGGATCGCTCAGAACGCGCCGGCGCTGCAGCAGGTCGGCTTCGGATTCGAGGACAGCATCAGCCTGCTCGGCTCGCTCGACAAGGCCGGTCTGAACTCGCAGTCGATCCTCTCGGGCATGTCTCGCGGACTGGTCACGCTCGCGAAGGACGGCGAGCAGCCACAGGACGCGTTCAAGCGAGTCACGGCGGAGGTGCAGGGCTTCGTCGACAAGGGCGACCAGGCGGCTGCGCTCGATCTCGCAGGCAAGGTGTTCGGCACGCGCGGCGCGACGCAGTTCGTGGGCGCGCTCGAGTCAGGCGTCCTCAGCATGGACGACCTGATGGCCGCCACCGGAGCGACCGGCGACACAATCCTCGGCCTCGCTGAGGAGACGGCCAGCGCAGGCGAGTCCTGGAAGATCATCAAGAACAACGCCCTCACGGCTCTCGAGCCGATCGGTACGGCGATCTTCGACCTCACCAGTGGGGCGATGGCCGGTCTCGCGTCGAAGGCGCAGGAGCTGTCGCCGATCATCAGCGACGGGATCGGGAAGGCAGCGCGCTGGTTCAAGCGGCTCGGCGACACCATCTGGCCGATCATCAGCCCGGTGCTCGAGCTGTGGACGGCGTTCTCACCGCTGTCGCTGATCTTCTCGGCGCTCGAGCCGGTGCTGCCGCAGCTCGCCGAGACGTTCGGCCTGCTGGCCTCGGTCATCGGAGGCACGCTGTCGCGCGTCCTCCCCGACATCGTCGCCGCAGCCGCGCCCGTCGCTGAGATGCTGTCCGGCGCGCTCGCAGACGCCGCGATCATGCTGATGCCGATCGTCACCGAGGTCGCACAGAGCCTCGCCGGCGCACTGGGTACGGCACTCGTGGCCGTGGCGCCTCTGTTGTCGATGCTCGCCGAGGTCGCGGGCCAGGTGCTGATGATGGTCATGCCGCTCATCCCGCCGATCCTCGATCTCGGGCTGGCGTTCATGCCGATCATCACCAGCCTGATCCCGATCGTCGGAGCGCTCCTGCCTCCGCTGATTGACCTGCTGATGGCAGTGCTGCCGGTCGTGGTGGAACTCACGATGCCGATCACGGAACTCGCCGTCGGCGCGATCGGCCTCCTCGTCGGCTGGCTCGAAACGGCCGTCAACTGGATCTCGATCGGCATCGGGTGGATCTCCGACCTCGTGACGGGATCCGGCACGGCCCGGGACCAGCTGCTGTTCGTCTGGGAGGCGGTCAAATGGGGCTTCTCCAAGGTGTGGGAGTGGATCGACTCGAAGGTGTTCAAGCCGTTCCGTGACGGGATCGACCTCATCGTGCTCGGCTTCGAGGTAGGTTCCGACGCGATCGCGGTGGCCTGGGAGGGCATCAAGCTCGCAGCCGCAAAGCCGATCAACTTCGTCCTCGACACGGTCTGGAACAACGGCATCCGCTCGTTCTGGAACGACGTCGTCGGCACGCTCGGGCTCGACGATCTCGTCCTGCCGGAGGCACCCCTGGTGAAGTTCGCCGAGGGCGGCGTGATGCCCGGCTACACGCCAGGTCGGGACGTGCACAAGTTCTACTCGCCGACGGGTGGGCTCCTCGAGCTCAGCGGTGGCGAGGCGATCATGCGCCCGGAGTTCACGCGTGCTGTCGGTGGCCCGTCTGGCGTCGACCGTCTCAACGCGCTCGCCCGTCAGGGACAGTCGTTCGCGGACGGCGGCGTGTGGGGCGCGATCGGTGACTTCGGCGAGGGCATCTGGGAGACGGTCACCTCGGCTGCGTCGATCGCGTGGAGCTTCATCTCCGACCCGGCCGGGGCGATCCAGGAGCACATCGTCGGCGGCATCATCCGTCCTCTCCTCGGTGACGGCGGCAACATCTTCCAGAAGGCGATCGGCGAGCTGCCGATCATGCTCCTCGAGAAGATCGCCGGACTGTTCCCGTCCGCGTCCGCGTCCGCGCAGGGCTCGGCCGGGATGGGCTGGGAGGCAATGTGGGAGGTCGTCCGCAACGCCGACCCGAACCTGGTGATGACGTCGAACTACCGGCCCGGAGCGGTCACCGTCAACGGGGGCCAGTCGTACCACGCCCTCGGGCGTGCCATCGACCTGATCCCGGCCACGATGGAGACCTTCAACAAGGTCGCGGGCCTGTTCCCGAACGCGTCCGAGCTGATCTACACGCCTGCCGGATCCCGGCAGCTGCTCAATGGTCAGCCGTTCGCGGGGTGGAGCCCCGCCGTGCAGGCGCAGCACTACGACCACATCCACCTGGCGATGCATCAGGGTGGCGTCGTGCCGGCGCTCGCCAACGGTGGGCCCGTCCAGCCGGGCAGGCCGTACATCGTCGGCGACGGCGGGCAGCCCGAGCTGTTCGTGCCGGACTCGTCCGGCTACGTGTTCCCGGAGGTGCCGATGTTCACGGGCCAGTCGGCCGCGGACATCTCGGCAACGCTCGACGACGTCGATATCGAGGTCGGCCCCCGAGGTGACCGGACGATCGTCCGAGTCGTCACGCTCGACGGCCGCGTCCTCGGCGAGGCGGTCTTCGACGATGCCGCAGACGAGGAGGCCCGACTGTGAGTCGCGACCTCGACGTCTACCTCTCGCGTGCGATCCCGTCGCGGCCGTCCCTGCAGCTCAAGCTGATCGGCACGGACAAGCTCAGCGGCGGAGTCGGCGGATGGCAGGAGGTCTCGCGCAAGCTGCGCGAGCCGCTGCTCGTGTGGACGGAGCAGCCGCTGCGTACCTACACGCTGCCGCTGCGCTTCGACCGGTTCCTCCCGAACTGGGAGTACACGGTCGAGGGCGAGATCCGCGCACTACAGGACTGGGCATCGGCGGGGCGAGCTTCCTATCAGGAGTACGCCCCGCCGACCCTCGTCCGCGTCTCCGGCAACGTCCGCGTCCCGCTGTCGATCACGTGGGCGATCACGGGCCTCGACTGGGGCGAGTTCGTCACGAACGATCGGGGCGAGCGGATCCGGCAGGACGTCACCGTCACGCTCAAGGAGCGCGCCTACGCGCACGAGAAGGGCTATGCGGACGCGCTGCGACAGGCGCTCGGCGACTAGGAGGCGGGGCTCGTGAAGGCGAAGCTCATCTCGATCACTGGCCCGACCGGCCCCCGCCTCGACCTCGTGTCGGCCGCGTCGTCGGCGCGCGTGCGCACCACGATCACGGGCGCCTCGACGCTGCAGGTGCGCCTCCCCAAGGACCAGCTCACCGCAGCGCTCGATACCGCGCTGACCGCGGAAGCGGCGGGCCGCCGGTGGAGCCTCGCCGCGATCCGTCGTGCCGGCGACACCGTGCACCTCGTCTACGAGGACGCGGTGATCGCCGCCCTGCGCAACCAGACCGACCGCATCATGTGGCAGGTCGCACTCCCCGCCGCCGACATCATCACCCGCTTCTGCACCGAGGCCGGCGTGCCCGTCGACATCGATCCCGTCGTCGGTGAGGTACACATCGAAGGCGCCGGCCGATCCCTCCTCGCCGAGACAGACTCGTGGCGCGAGATCTCCGCGCTCGCCGCACGGATCGGCGGCCGGGCGTTCTCGGACGGGCGTCGCCTCATCGTCGCCCGCGACATCGCTCGCCTCGCCGGTGACGCCGTGAGGATCACCAGCTCACGCGGCCGGGTGCGCAGCGATATCGACTTCGCCCTCGACCGCGGACAGGTCGAGGCGCGCGCGACCTTCACCGTCGACACCGAATGGGACGTCGAGGCCGGCCACCCGGTGGACCTCCACGGGACTGGCCCGGCCGACGGCCGTTGGCTTGTCGCGGAGTGGACCAGAGACCTGCCGCTTGCCGGCACCGGCCGCGTGCGGCTGACCCGACCACGCACGATCGGAGAGTGACATGCCCTGGGAGCAGCTGCCCGTCCCTGTCGACGAGGGGACGATCATCCGGGAGATCCTCACCGGCCTGTCGGAGAAGATCCCTGGATGGGTGCCGAGCGAGGGCGCCCCAGAGGTCGCGCTCGCCGAGGAGGTCGGGTATCAGCTCGCGGTCGTGAACCGGGCCGCGGTGGCCGCGATCGATCACGCGGCCGCCGGCATCGCGGCCGCGTTCGGCTTCGAGCCAGTCGACGGCATCAAGGCAGTGCTACCGCAGGTGACGCTCACGGCGCAGCTCCCGCCATCGGCAGGGACGGCACCGTTCGACCGAGCCGTGACGGTGCCGGCCGGCTTCACGGTCACGGTCGGTCAGCAGCCATTCCTCGTGCCCGAGCAGATCACCCTCGTCGCCTCGTTCACCGAGGTCACATCGGGAGACTTCACGGGCTACTGGCGCGGCGACATCTCAGTCGACTTCCTCGCTCTCGACGTCGGCGACGAGTGGAACACCGGCGAGCTCGGCGAGAAGGCGACGATCCAGACCGTCTCGCCGATCATCGTCACGGCAACGCTGACGGCGCCGGCCACGGGCGGCGTCGGCGCGGAGACCCTGCCCGCATTCCTCACCCGATTCACCGCCTGGCTCGCGACGCTCAAGCCGGGCGGCGTGCGGGCCGAGGACCTCGCCCGGTTCGCGGCGACCGTCGAAGGCACTCAGCGCGCGCTCGCGCTCGACCGCTACGACCCGAACGACCCGGGCACGCCGGCGGATCGCACCGTCACGATCATTCCCGTCACTGCGACGGGCGCCGACCTCGACTCGTTCGCGCGCGACCGCCTGCTCGCCGAGCTCGAGGGCATCCGCGAGGTCGGCTTCGTCTTCAACCTGATCGACCCGAACAGGACCGCGGTCGCTGTCGACGTGACAGTCACCGTCGCGACCGGTCACGAGGCGACCGCCGTGCAGGCAGCCGTCGACGCGGCCATCACCGACGCGCTCTCTCCCGCGGTGTGGGGGACGGCCGACGGGGATCCCGCGACGTGGGTCGAGGCCGACACGCTCCGCACGCTCGACGTCGCCGTCGTCGTCGCGACCGTGCCCGGCGTCGCATCCATCGACGGCATCACCCTCGACGGTGGTGCCGCCGACATCGCGCTCACGACCCCTGGTGCCCTCATCGACGCGTCGATCACGGTGACCGCATCATGATCGCCACCCGCGTCCTCGCCGGGCTCGGCGCGTCGTTCCGCAGGCATGCAGGTGAGCACCTGTCGCCCCTTGTCGAGAGCCTCACCGGGGCCGTGGCCGAGACGGACGAGCTCGTCAGCCTCACACCGGACGGGTGGGCTGCCGCGTTCGACATTGACGGACCTCGCCCGGGATGGCTCGCGCAACTCGTCGGCATCGTCTCGGATCCGACGCTCACGACCGAGCAGCAGCGCGAGATCATCCGGACCCGCCCGAGCTGGTCGCGCGGCACGTACAAGGCGCTCGTCGCATCGATCAAGACCGGCCTCATCAACCTGCGGCGCGTCGTCGTCGACGAACGCGACACGGGCGCGTGGCACGCGACGATCAGCATCTACGAGTCGGACTTCGCATCCGGCACCACGCAGGCGACGATCATCGCGCTCGCCGAACGCCACCGCCCCGCCGGCGTCACGTTCGACTTCGTTTTCTACCCGCCGCACTCGTACGGGGACGCCGAGAACACGGCGGGCACCTACGACACCGCCGAGGCCACGGCGGGCACCTACGACACCGCCGAGGAGTAGACCGATGCCGACCGACACCAGCAAGGGCTTCCCATACCCGGAAGCCGCCGACCCCGACAAGCCGCGCCTCGACCTGCAGGCCCTCGCCGAGTTCCTCAACGCACTCCCCGGCGTCCGTACCGTCACCCAGTCGGAGCGCGACGTGCTCGTCGACCTGTGGCCGGGGATGCTGATCTTCAACTCGACCAACGGCCACCTCGAGATCAACAAGACCGGCACGGCCGGCGACTGGGAATGGGTCGTCGATTCGAAGCAGCCGATCCCGATCTCAGAGGGCGGTACGGGCCTCAACACCGCCCCGTCGATGTTCGTCCGTCTCGACACGATCACCGCCGATTCGCCGTTCCAGGCTTTCCCCCGCCCCGGCACGCAGGGCATCCTCCCGATCGACAAGGGCGGCACCGGCGACACGACCGACACGGACTTCGTCGCCGCGTTCGAGGCAGCCCTCTGACATGAGCGTCGACGACGTCATCCGACGGCGCCCACCAGCCGTGCCCCTCGAGCCCGTCAGCGGGATCGTCACGGCCGTCAGCGACGCCGGAATCCTCGTCACGCCGATCGGCCAGTCCACCGACCACCCGATCGGGCCATGCCGAGGCCCCCGCACGATCGACTCGACCCCGATCGCCCCCGGCATGCACGTGCTCGTCGTCTTCACGACGACAGGCCCGTGGATCGTCTCCGTCGACGGATAGGAACCGACATGGCAGTCACCCTCCGCCTCCCACTCGAAGTCAGCCAGACCGGCACTCTCCGCACTCTCACCCAGGACAGCCCCGCCGACCTCGTCCAGTCGATCCGCTCACTCCTCTCCACACCCAGAGGAGAGCGCACCGCACTCCCGGACTACGGCATCGTCGACCAGCTCGGCGCCGTCGACATCGACGCCGGCGACATCGCCCAAGCGATCGTCGACTGGGAGCCCCGCGTCCAAGAACCCCGCATCACCGAGATCGCCACCGCGCTCGCCGCGGGGGCGTCGTTGTCGACGATCACCGTCGTCGTCTGAAAGGAGCCGCGATGAGCCTCACCACCCGCATCAGCGATCTCGCGACGCGCATCGGCCAGGAGTTCAAGGCCCGATTCGGCCCGAATATCGGCTCCTACGGGACGGTCATGGTCAAGGAGAGCGGTGTGACCGTGTCGGGGGTCACCGGTCGCAAGGTCGGCGGACTCCTCGACCTGCACGCGACCGTGTCCGGCGTGACCATACCGGCAGGTGGCTCGGTCGTCGTGGGCACGCTCCTGACTGACTACCGTCCGTGGTCGTTGGCGTACGGCAGCCTCCTCATGTCCGGCGGTTCGTCCGACGGATATGTCCGCGCAGCTGGCAACGGTGAGCTCAGGATCTACAACACCTCAACGACGGACTACACAACAGCGACCCTCCACCTGACGTACCCGACGTCGTAGAACGCGCGATCTCGAGCCGTCCCGACCGGGACGGCTTTTCTCATGCCCGAACACGAGGAGCAGTGATGTCGAAACAGGACCGCGAGGCCGAGGTGCTGGCGCTGCAGAAGCGCGCACTCGACCCGGACGACGAGTATGACGGATCCGACGCGATGGTCCGTCCCGACGGCGACCGCGGGGAGGCGGACTGATGAGCAGCGTCTACACCGAGACTCGCCTCACGAGCGACCACAGCGCCCGCACGCGCGGCGTCGGCGGTGTGGTGTTGCATCACGGCGCGACGACGAGCGTCGACGTGATCATCGGCCTGATGATGCCCGGCGGTCGCACGGTGTCCGCGCACGCGGCGATCCAGGATGGCCGGATCGTGCAGACGGTCCCGTCGAACCGGCGCGCCTGGTCGCTCGGCGACGCGTACTGGGATTCGTGGGCGATGACGTGCGAGTGCGCGAACGACGCCGGCGCCCCTTCGTGGACGCTGAGCTCGGCGACGCACGAGTCGATCGCGCAGTGGGTCGCGTCCGCGGCGCAGGCGTTCGACTTCTACCCGCGCCGCGACGGACCGTCCGCGACGTGGACCGTGATCGGGCACCGCGAGGTGTACACGATCCACGGAGGCTCCTACGCGACGGCCTGCCCCGGCGGCATGGATCTCGCGTGGATCACCCGCCGCGCGCAGCAGATCCTCGGATCCGGCGACGGGCCCGGCGCGATCGGCGGCGGGGGAGGGTCGACTGAGCCGACGTGGGCCGGCTATCCGATCCGTGAGATTCAGGAGCGCCTCGGCGTGCACGGCTACGACACGGCCGTCGACGGGATCTACGGCCCCGACACCGAGCGGCAGGTGCGCGCCTTCCAGGCGGCGGCAGGTCTCGCCGTCGACGGCGACGTCGGACCCGCCACGTGGACCGCCCTCAAGAAGGACCCCGCGAAGCGTGACCCGGCGGCCCCGGCCGCGCCGAGCACGCCGAGCTCGCCGAAGGCGCCGGTGTTCCCGCTGCCGAGCGACTGGTACTTCGGTCCCGAGTCCGGCCCGCGCGAGTCCGTCAGCGGCCACCACGGCAACCGGCACGGCACCGCCGCCGAGATGCGCAAGCACCTGTGGCGCTTCCAGCAGCGCCTCGAGGATCGTGGCTGGCTGTTCCCGCTCCACGGATCCGATGGCCTCTACGGTGACGAGACGCGTGAGAACGTGGTCGCGTTCCAGCGCGAGAAGGGCCTCGCCGTCGACGGACTCATCGGCCCCGCCACGTGGAAGGCCGCCTGGGAAGCACCGGTGACGTGATGCCCGCCGGCATGAAGACGTTCGTCGCGATCGTCGGCCTCGTCGCGCTCGGCATGTCCGCCCTCGCGGTGTGGTCGGCCGTCCGCGCGATCGCGTTCTTCGCGTACGTGCTCGCGGTCGTCTTCGCTCACGGGGGTGCTGCCTGATGCCGGAGTGGATCACAGAACTGATCCCCGTCGCGCCGTGGCTCGCCGTCCTCGCCGGCGTCGTGTGGTTGGGCGTGAAGGCGCTACCGATCGTCCGGAAGGTCGGGCACCTCGTAGACGATCTCGCGGGCGAGCCCGCGCGACCCGGCGTGCCGGCCCGCCCGGGGCTGATGCAGCGCATGGAGACCGTCGAGCACCAGACACGCGAGATCCGCCATGAGGTGTTCCCGAACAGCGGGCAGAGCCTCCGCGACGAGGTGAACCGCCAAGGCGAGCACCTCCGCAGTCAGGGCGAGAAGCTCGACGTCGTCCTCGACTGGCAGACGAAGCACGAACAGAAGAGCGACGCGACCGTCGCGCGCATCGACAAGCTCGAGAAGGAGAGCGACCATGACAACTGGACCTGACACACCGAACGTCCCGGACCCCGCGGCGGCACCGACGATCCCCGGCCCTGTCCGCACGACCGCGTACGTCATCGGCCTCGTCGTCGGCGCCCTCGCGACATCGACGATCACGACCGCGGGTGCGCTGGCCTCCGCGGGCGCGATAGACGGCACGACCGGCCTCGTCGCCTCGGTGATCGCCGGTGGGATCGCATCCGTCGTCGGCACGATCGCCGGCGGCCTCGGCGTCGCGTACCGTCCGACCCGCCCGACAACGTGACCAGCGCCGTCGCTGAGATTCGCGCGCCGGTCCGATCCGTGTGATTCCGCGGGTATACGTCTGAACCGGCCCGGATTCGCGCGCCGCGCGGCAAGCATGATCTCGCCCCTCCTGGGTGAGCCCTCGACACCTCCACGGTGGCGGGCTCCCCGGGAGGGGCGATTCTTTGCATTCCAGGCGTCACACCATGTTGCATATGAGAGTAACGCTGTGTTACACTTAAGGGGTCGGGGAGGTTCCCCGACAGGAGGGAGGATCCGGTGGAGATCATCGGCCTCTTGACCGCCCTCATCAACATGGTGACGGCGATCATCCTCTGGCAGACCGCGAAGCGGAACCGCCGCAAGCGGGACTGACAGAGGCGGGGACCTGGAAGCCGCTAGCATCCAGGTCCCCGACCTCCCCACATCATACGAGGAGCACCATGGAAACGCTCGGATGGATCATCAGCATCGTCGCCCTCGCGGTGAGCGTCACGGCACTCGTCATCGCAGTACGTGGAGCACGGCGATGAACTACGAGGATCAGCTGCGCGACGCCGACCGCACGATCCGGAAGGCAACCGAGGGGCGAGACTCTGCGATCATCAGCGCCGCGGCCGCGGGCATGGCGAAGACGTCCATCGCAGAGATGGTCGGGCTCTCGCGCATGCAGGTGCACCGCATCGTCGCGGCGGCGGAGGCGAGCGATGCCCGCCCGATGCCGAAGACGATGGGCTACCGGATCACGGTCGAGACGGATGAGCGCTTCACGCTCGAGCGTGCCAGCGAGATTCAGGGCGCGCTCCTGCGGTACGCACCGCACGTCGTGCCGGGGGACCGGACGACGATCCTGCTCACGCTAGACACGATCTCGTCTGACCTGCAGCTCGCGGCCGCATCGGTGATTCGGGATGTTGAGGAGCGAGCGGGCGTCGATGTCGTTGCCTACCGAGTCGGCCCGTCGGCGGCCAGGCGCGACTAGGGGATCGAAGCTCAGTATCGTCCGCGATGCTGCCCGCCGGCGCTCTCGCGTCCGACCTCGATCCAGTTCGTCGCGCCGGGGATCTCCCAGAGCGCGTCGACGAGCGGCCGCACGAGTGGGTCGTTCTCATGGAAGCCGGCCCACGTGCCTGCGACCTTCGCGAGGATGTCACCGCGGCCGCCTGCGAGGCGCTGCAGCTCGTGCACGAGCACCTCGGGCATGGTCGTGTATTGCTCGCGGCTGATCGTCGCGGAGAGGGCGATGTCGAGGCGGGTGTCGTCGGTGAGGTGCTCGCGGGGCATGCACGGATCCTAGGCTGGGCGTCCGACACTCACAGGTCGACGATCCCGTCCCCGTCACCTGGGTGCTCGACGTGCGGCCACTCGATCCGGCGACCGCACGCGGGGCACTCGTCGCCACCCTCCTGCGGCCGCATCACGACGCGGCAGTCTGGGCAGTGGGGCTGCGCGGCGACGTCGAGATCATCCATGGGGAGAGGCTACGCGGCGAGGCGCGGACCGTCGACGTCACCAGCGGTCATGCATCAGTCCTCCCCCCACATTGGCTCCTCGCGCGCGTTCACCCGCACATCCTCGACGTCTTCTGCCGCATCCGTCGTCGCAGGTTGCGCTCGCCGCGGGTGCAGCGGGGGAGTGGTGGAAGGGCGTTCAAACCAGTCGTCGGAGAGCTCGTGCGCTTTCTCCGCGTGGACGGTGATCTGCGCGGCGATCAAGCTGCCTTTGACCTTGAGCCAGGCGGCCGTGGCCTGTCCCTGGTCTGCGAGGTGTCGGATGGTCGGCAGGAAATTCTCGCTCATGCTCGGCGTCATCTGACCCACCTGCTCTCCGTCGATGCGCACCTCGACGTACGCTTTCGGTTCCGCGCGCGCGGGAGTCGTGCGTTCCTCGACGAGCGTCCCGATGGCGAGACTCTCGCTGCTGGCGAGGTACTCGCCGATCACATCGAGGTGGTTCTCTTCACCGCTGACCTGGACGGCGCGGCCCCACGGCAGCAGGCTGTACGGGCTCTCGGGCGGGTTGTTCGTCGGCGCGAGCATCCCAGGAGGATTGAGCGCGAGCGTGATTCGAGCGTGCCCTTTCACCTTGCCCGTGTCCCACGTCTCGCGCTGCGTGGTCCACACGCGTGCACGCGTCACGGGGGCGACGCCGGCCGCGACGAGCTGCGCGAGCGGCTCGTGATAGTCGGCGGCGTTCTCCCGCTCGAGGTATCCGACGTGCTCGCCATTGATGAGCACCATGACGGCATTCGAGTCGTACTTGTTCGTCGGCTCGGGGAGTAGCTCAGCGGCTACGGATTCGAGTTCGATCTCTTCGTCGACGCGAGGGCGCCGGCCGATGGCTCGCCAGAGCGCGTCGATGCGAGCGAACTCGCCAGCGACTTCGACAGATGGCCACCCATCGGATCCCATGAGCTCGTACGACATCTGCGGCCTCGCCTTTCGCTGACGAGGTGACCGCTTCGACGTCGCCGAAGTAGGCGCATGCATGTCGGCGGCAATTGGCGCGGCAGGGGCAGGCGCCCCGAGTGTGACAGCGCCTGGGGGCGGAAGCTCCTGCCCGGCGGTGCTCGAGGAACGGCGGTTGGGCTCTGGCTTCACGAGTGCGAAGAAGTAGACGAACGCGGCCACGATCACGATCCAGATGAGCCACGGCCCCGCGGCCGGGATGCTCCCGAGCAGGCTGGCGGTGATGACGGTGAGGATCCAGAACAGCCAGGCGGGCATGCCGAGGGGATAGCGCTTCATGCCCGGGAGCAT